GGTTTGCGCCCATGAGTCGGGGATCGCTTGGAAGTGGCGGACGTATGCCATCCACTCCGCAAGTTCTCTCGTTGTCATGCGGCGTTCCAGTTCGCCGACCGTCATTCCTAGATGCCCCGCCAGCCGAAACAGGAACTGCCTCGACGGACGGAGGTTTAGTTTTTTGCGAGTTCCTCCACGTCCGATTCGCTCATCGCGTTGTGGCTCATCGCCTTCTCAAACAAGGTGGACACCACCTTGGCTGACTTGCTGGCGAGGCTGGCGATCTGCTCGTCGGTGAACAGCCGCTCGCCGCTCTCGGGGTGGCACAGGCAGCGGGCGAGGAACTTCGTGCGGAAGTTCTCGATGCCGCTTTCACGCTTGCCGATCCACTCGCGTTCGTAGCCGTCGCGTTCGCCAACGGTCATCACGCGGATGCCGAGCACCATCGGCTTGCCTTCTGCGTCGGGCCATTCCTTGACGTTGACCTTGAGGATGCCGAGGTCGTCGGCCGCGAGGATTTGCGCTGCGAGTTCTGCTGCTGTGAGTGGCATATCTACTCCATGACAATCTTGAAAACGCCGACGTACCGCGTCACGTCGTTGACGGCCCCTGTTGCACGAAGCGATTGGCAGATGGCCTTCGTGGTGAAGGTCAGCCCGCCGCCAATCACTTGAAGCGTTGACTTAAGACCGTACTGGTCAGCAGTCAACCGCGTCGTGGAGAAGGACGATATTTCTATAGTCCCTGCGTCAAGCGTCCAGCGAGTCGAGCGGCCCATCGGCAACTCGCCTCCACGCTGCACGTCGATCTTGGACACCTCACCGAACGCCGTCCCATTCCAGACGGCTGTGACTCCAGTGCAAGCAATCGCCATGACGGGCCTCCGTCATGCGACTATCGAGCGATGCGGAGCGTGGCCTGCCCCCGGATCGCGTCGTTGGTCGCAAGCGTCAGCGTGCTGGCGTTCACGGTGTACGCGATGGCCGAGAGCAGAGCAACGCTGCTCACGGTGATCGTGCAGGTTCCTGTCGAGGCATCGGCGATAATCGTGCGGCCGAGGTAGTCGAACTGCACAGTGCGGCCCGTGTCGGTCGTAGAACCTTGGAGCGGGCGATCGAGCGTTGCGATGGACGCACCTTGCGTCAGGCCAAGGTGCGAGACGTCGATCTTCTCCTGGTCAGCGGTCGGGTCGTTGTAAGAGACAACGATGTTGGTGACTGTGAAGAGGTCAGCCCCGAGCCGCAGCGTCGTGCCTGTCCCTGCGTGTGGAGTCGTGATCGACATGGTGTGCTATATCTCCTGCCACATGATTGAGTACGTCTGCGTCACACTGTAGACCGGAGGCATATCGCCGCCAGCCAACTGGATGAACCCGTCGGCCTCGTTGTCAAGGCTTACGTTGTCCACTAATACCGAGTCTGATGGAGAACCCCCGTACCCATCCAGAGCACGCCGAACACGATCCGCGAGGTCTCTTACTGCCTCGTAGGTCTCGGCGTAAAGGTCAATCGACAGCACGACGGTAGGCATACCCATCGGCCCGGAAAGCGTATGCGTCCGCTGGACTCCGGACCTTCGCCACGTTGCGAACGGCAGGGTAGCGGTCGCTGGAGCGATGACGGGATACACCCGCGTACCAACCGCAGCCGCAACCGCAGGATCGGACACAAGGACGGTAGCGAGGCCTTGCTCGGGGCTCTTGAGTGGCATACCGCACTATGCCAGAAGAAGCCTTTCCCCTTGCAGACTAGAGCGTGTCCGTGGTGTTGACAGAGCCAGACCCCCTGAACCGGAGGGATTCCCAAGCCTGCTCCAGCGTCAACGCAAGGTCGCGACGAAGCGAATCAGCCACGACGGATTGCGTTTGCTCCCACGCCGTCCGGAGCGGAGGATTCCCAGTGGATCCCCCGGCTGGCATTTCTGGAATGATGATTGGTGTCTTTGACTTACGGAAGAACGCCTTTGGGTAGGCAGGGTCGGTTTCCACCCGTCCGTCCCGGCCTGCAGATTTGATGATTGAGAACGGGCCGAGTTTGTTGAACGACGATGCGATGTAGGTAGGGGTCCGCTCTTCAACCAGATGCAACACGCCTTTTCCCATGACCATTTCCCAGTTCCCGTTCCTGCGACGTGCGAACGGTTTGGTGGGGCTCTTTCTGGCGTAGACTCGCGGCTTGGCCCGAGTGATCTTCCGCTCGTCCGTGCCAAACTCTACAAGCCACTGGTGAAACGCGCGATCCTTGCCAGCACGAACGCTCCCTCCTGCGGCACTGATGGACGATCCTTTCGCGGCTCGCGTGTAGCCAACGATACCAACCGCGACGCCGTCCTGCTTGTAGGTGACAACCTTGCTCGACACGGCACGTTTGAGGTTCCCTGTTGGTCCGACCGGCGTGATGTACCGAAGGTAGTTCACCGTCGGCTTGATGGCCTTGCGGATGATCGGCGCAAGCACTTCCGCAGCCTGCTTGTTCGGGAAGAACCGCTGGATTGACTGTCGCAGACTGGAGAGTTCCGCAGTGTTGATATTGAGTTTGATTCCAGCGACCGCCATCACTGCACCTCCTGACAAATCAGTTCGTGGATGCTGCGGTTCTCGTGCTCAAGGATCGAGATGATCTCCAGCGTGCGGCCTCGCCACGACAGTCGCATTTTGGGGGTAAGCCCCGTGAGGTATCGCATCCTGACGCGGTGCGAAAGTTCTATCTGTTGCTGGCCTGCCAGAAGGTACTCGCGAGCCGACACACCGTTCACGCTGGCCCACACTTCTGCGAACGTCGTCCACTCGGAGATAGATTCTCCGAGGCGGTTCCGCGTCTCGGTCGCCTGCTGCACCGTCACCCGCTCGCGAAGAGTTCCTGCGTCCATCATTGGCCGTAGAGGAGGATTGTGTACGAAGCAGTAGGGCCAATCGCAACAACCGCAGGCGAGCCGCCAGCCAGCGGGTCTAAGTCAAAGTTGTCGAGGTCTATAGCGGCCACCGAACCGGTTTCAACGTATGTGCCGTTGTACGATGCCGTTTCAGACGATGCGAACTCTTGATAGCGGTGAAACGTAATCGCTCCACCAGTGACCCTAATCACAGCACGCTGCAAATACTGGAACGACACAAGGCTACCTGATGCGTCGCGGTAGGCGGTTGGTTGGCACGCAAGCACGACAGGAGTCGCGCCCACAACACCTGAGACGATGGCGACCTTTCCGGTCGTGTATTCCTTGGCCCCGCTGGAGGCCAAGACGTTCAGCGACTCGTCACCGTCTTTGTCATGAAACGTCGCGTCAACGCTAATGCGGCCTTCGATGCTCACGGGTTGAAAGTCTCGCAAAGGATGATCTTGTATGTACCCGTGCCAACTCCAGCACCCATCCGCAACGTCGGAATAAACGCCGGGTAGTACGTCACGGCGGGCATCCCTCTAACCGACTGCATATAGAACTGATTGTCGCCGTAGTCATCGAGGGCTCTCGGGTAGTCTCCGCTCCATGTGAAGATCACTCGCTCCACGGAGTCCATCAGCACCGCTTGGCCTGCTGCGTTGCGGTAGGTCGTTTGCCCGATGGAGCCAAAACTCACAGCCTGTGTCCCGGCTGTGCCGGTGACCACAGCCACCTTGCCGTCAGGGTATTCCTGCGACTGGTTCAGCGTCACGACCTTGATCGAGGACGTACCATTCACGTCGTGAAACAGCACGTCCACGTTCACTCGCCCGTCGAGCGTCATGTGTATGACCCCCACGAGGCGGCGTCGAGCAGTCTCTTCGCAGCCTCTGGCATATGTCCGTCGCCTCGCTTCTCGTAGAGTTCGTGAACGCACATCAAGATCGCAGTTTGAACGCGATGCGGCACGCTGGCAGCACTGCCGTAGCCTGCCCACCATGTGACCGATACCGAGTTCTGGTCGAGAAGATGCGAAGGCCACGAGCCGTTGTAGACGTTGCGGATCACGCCCGGCGTCGCATCGCGATCCACGCGGTACTCGGTCGTGGCAAGCGTCGCGGTCGCCAGTGAGTCGCCGGTCGTGTAAGTGATCGACACCGCCGTGGCTGTGCCAGCCGTCGCCATCGGGGGACGTGGCAGTTCAATCTCGTCAGGGAACGCATCCAGCCGCATGAGCAACTGCTGCGTCACCAGTGCCCGATCAAGATAGTCCTCGCACCACTCGCGGGCCGTAGTGATGTAGTGCGAGATCAGGGAATCTTCATCATTCGTATCAACGCGAAGATGCCTCTTGGCTTCCGCAAGAGTGACCGGTTCCGCAGCCGGGGCGACCAGCCGCTTGAGGCTGCGGTAGCGTCTCATTGTCGGCGTCTCCTTGGATTGGCGTCGGCCTTCTCGGCCACGGGCTCGACACTCGCTGTCTCAATCAACGTCTGTTGCTGGTCTCTCGTCGCCGCTGCGTACTCCCACGCAATCAGCCCCTCGGCCACCCGCTGCGGGAGGTCGAGGACTTCGCCAGCCTTGTACGCACCGTAGGGTCGGAGCATCCGTATTTTCATGCTTTACTCTACCTTCCATGCAGAGGCTGGCGGCTTGCGGGTTTCCTGCCACTCGTTGCAGTATTGGAACACGGGCTTCCCGAGTTCCTGACTCGGCCATGTGATGACGTACTCGCCGTGGCCGATTGCCACTCGCGGCGTGATGTAGAGGCGATTGCCGCACGCCTTGAACTGCCTCCAGAACGAGATGTCGGAGTCTGTCCTTCCTTCGTCCCACCGTCCGTCAGGGCCGGGCTGCTCGTGAAACCACGGCTTCGCCATGCGTCGCA